TGTGATTGCCGATGCAAGCGCAATATAACCGCTTGGGTTTGTTGCGTTATATGGGGTAAAACCTAATGCGGCTTGCTTGCCATTGAAAGTATTCCAATCAGTTGAACTTAAATATCCACTTGTTGATGTGGTTGCTTGGGCAATCGTAATGGCTGGCGTTGTTGTTCCAGTTGCTACACTAATTGGTGCTGTTCCACTAACGCTTGTAACTGTTCCGTTACCCGTTCCCCTTGCGTTTATTTGACCTTGAATTTTACCAAGACCTGCAAGCAAAGTATCGGTTGCCGCTAATGCTGTGTTTGTGCCAACGGTGTAACCTGTGATTGCCGATGCAAGCGCAATATAACCGCTTGGGTTTGTTGCGTTATATGGGGTAAAACCTAATGCGGCTTGCTTGCCATTGAAAGTATTCCAATCCGTTGATGTTAAATACCCAGACACGCTTGTTGTTGCGGCTGGCATTGAAATAACAGGGTTTTGACCACCGCTTGATGCAACAGGACTTGTGGCTGTAACGCCTAAAACACCGCTATTGGCAACGCTAGTGCCAGCGTTTGTTTGTGATACGGTTATGCCTGTTGATGCTGTAATGCGTTGCGTTACAGTTACGCGAACTTGAATAACACCACCGCCAACGCTTCCACCATTAACAACGGCTGCAACGGTAACAATTAAACCGCTTGTTGGAAAGGTTGTTGTAAATCCACCTGTTACGGCTGAATTGTAATAAAGAATATCACCGTCAGCAAAAGCCGATGTGTTTACATTACGCAATTCACCAAATGTTTGAACATAACCAAAGCCATTTAACGCAATGCTTTCAGCCGCTACGCCAACAATGTATTGTCCATTTGTTACGCCTGTTGCGGGTGCGCCTGTTAAAACGCCACTTGCGCCAACAGAACCAGTAAACATAATCACTTGACCTTTAGTGATTGCGGCTGTTGCTTTAATGTATATGTAAGTATCTTCACCAATATGCTGAATGATATTACCGCCTGACATACCAAAGCCAAGCGTATTGTAAGTGCTATCCCAACCTAATTGCCCTGCTGTTAAAGATGTTGCATAAGCAGTATTAAAACCAATGGTGTCAGGGTCGGTTATTGAATTAACGCCTGAAACATTGCCGTTATCATCAATAACAACAACAGAATTTTGAATTACTTTGCCTGTCGTTCCATCAAATCTTGTAATGGCATTATCAGTTGATGATGCCGCACCTGTTACATCGCCTGAACCTCCAGTTCCATTAACCCATGCTGTGCCGTTCCAAGATAAACTTTGACCACTTGTTGGTGAAGTAATAGCTACATCGCCAAGGGCTGACAACACGCCAGCCCCAACTTGAATAACGGATGTTCCATTATTGATGTAAACTTTTTTATCTGCCATGTTTACGCCTAATTCACCCGATAATAACTCGGATGTATTAGGCACTTTTGCGGCAGTATTAGAACGCTTTGGTTTAATTACATTAGCCATTTGGCTTCCCTTTCGTTGCTATATAGCAGGGTTAATGTTACTTAGAATGTGCCACCGTCAATAGTAATGCCATCAAATGTTGATAGGTTGGTTATTGAACCACCTGTAATAGCAACATTGCTTGCGGCCTGTGTTGACATTGTACCTAATCCACTAACTTGTGTGTTAGCAATCGCAATTGCTTGAGCTGATAAAGCTGTCAATTGACCTTGAGCATTTACAGTAGCAGACAATGTGTTGCTTGCAGAACCGTAAGAGCCAGCAGTAACGGCAGTGTTAGTAATGCTAAATGCGCCACCAGTTAATGTTAAACCTGTACCTGCAGTGTAGGTACCAGCACCACTAAATTGAACAAAGTTAATTGCAGTTGTACCTAATGTACCACCAGCATTTGCTGTACAAACAAAACCTGTATCTGACTGAGTTGTACCACCTTCAATAAATGTAAACGCATTTGGAACTTCAGCCCAAGTATCCATATCAAGTGCGCGTGTCCATGTGCCTGCCGCAACCAAGTAAATACCATTGTTTTGTGGCAATGTTTGGTTTTTAACCAACACCCTATCGCCTGCAACAACGGCAACGCCATCAATGGTTTGTGGTGCTGATAAGGTAATGTTTGCAGTTGTAGCCGCAACGCATGATGCTTTAGGGTCTAAACCTTGTGCAACGCTATCAACATATTGTTTAGTTGCTGCGTCTTGTGCAGAAACTGGGTCTGCAAGACCTGTAATTTTAAAACCACCAAAAGCGTAATCAGCAGTTGGAACGGTTAAGTCATTAATGTTTGCAGTTGAACCGCCTGTTGTTAAGCCTTTAGCATTTACGGTTGTTTTCATAAATGTGCCAACATTGGCGTTTACAGTTGCTAGTGTTAAGGCTTGTGAGTAGTTTGCTGAACCATCAAATGTGCCTGAAGCTGTAGCATCGCCAGTAAAAGCAATCGTGCGAGCTGTAGTTAAAGCGGCAGCAGTGGTTGCAGTTGAAGCGTTACCAGTTAAAGGGCCAACAAAGCTGCTTGATGTGACTGAAGTTAAACCAGCCAATGTAGTTGATGATGAACCAAGAGCGATGGCTGTTGTACCAACCGTTACGTTTGAGTTTACTAATTTAGTATTGGCAATAGAACCAGCCAACATTGTGTTGGTCACTGTTCCTGTGTCAGTAGTGTACACACCATTCGTTACAGTGCCAGCATTTCCACTTACTGAACCAGTAATGGTGTTGCTAAATGTTTTTGTGCCACCAACAGTTTGTGTAGTTGATGTATCTACAAACGCGCCATTACCTGCAATAGCAATAACGCTGGTAGCAGAGCCTCCAGAGCCTCCAGTGCCTGTTCCGTAGTACAGAACATTGGTTTGTTCGTTAAACGCTAGTTCAGCGTTTGCTAAAGAAGCTGGCGCTCCTGCACCACCGCCACTTGCCCTACGTTTAACTCTGATTGTATTTGCCATGATAATTCCTTAATTAAAAATTGCCGCCATCTGCTAGAGATTCTTGCCGCCTGTTATACCAAGCAGCTCCATTAAAACCCAATACATCTCCGTTAATCAAATCTGCCGCAGAAACTGGATAACCAGCGATGTCTGCTGATGCTGGCCCAGGAGGGCCTTGAGGCCCAACCGCTACAACATTTATTATTGTAGGCTCTTGGTCGGCATATACATCAATAATTGTTGGCGATAAATCACGGATAATTTCAACTACATCAGTCATCTAGTAACCTCTGCTGATATAACAACTTCTCCTTGAAGCAATCTAGTTACTACTCCAGAGGCATTTTGCAATTCTAAATCATATCGAGCATTTAATATTGGTAGTGCAGATGTAGCTGTTGCTGAAACTAATATTTTAATTGAGCCATTAGAGCCAAGCGTAATTCCGCTACCGCTAGTAAGATTCAATATAATATTTTCTGTCTTAACCTGGCGAACTTGCATCCTAGCCGTGTAGGTTGACAAATTAATAGGCGTTCCAGTGCTATCTTTCCATACAAATTCTTGAGAATAAGTTGCACCCTGCTCAATATATAAATCATAATTTGCTGCTGGCATAACTTACCTCGTTATCATATATTCAATTATCTACAATAATTATACATTATTATTTGGCTTTTGTTTTTGTTGCTTTTACTGCTTCAACTGTTTCTTTAACGGCTTCAACTTTAGGTTCAGCCACTTTAGTAGAATAAACTTCTACAGCCTTTTTCTCTAAGTACATATCAACTTGGTCTTTTGGCAAATCAATTTGCTGACCAATGCCTACTTTACCTAGACGGTCATGGTAAATTACTTTAAGTGTCTTAACTAACATAATATCCCCTAAAAGATAAAAGGGGAGGCGGATTTCTCCAGCTCCCCTTAATTTAACTACTAAACAGCAGTGAAGTTACCGTACAAGATACCTGTAGGGCGGTCAACACCAAGACCTAGGCGTTCTTCAGCGCGGATTGTCACTAAGTTTTTAGTGAAGTCATCGTTGATGTAGCCCATTTCAACAGTAGAGCCTTGGCGGTCATAAGCAATAGCAGAGCCATTCAATTGACCAATCAAGAATTTACCAACAGCCATGTTGTTTGACAACACGATTTGAACGCCAAATGGGTTCATACCAGCAGACATGCCAGGCATACCGTATAGATACTCACCAGAACCACCAGTGTATGTTTCACGAGTACGCTCCATTGCACCCCAATCAGCAGGGTTCACAATAACTGTGTCTGGTGCGCGACCAATAGCCCACAATTGGTATTTAGCACGGTTGATAGCATCAACTAGCAAATCACCAGCAACAGCAGTGTAAGCAGTGAAGTTACCTGTGTCTGTCAAACCTGATAGGTTAGGAGATGTACCGTCACCGTTCAATAATTGACTGTCAACTTTTTGAGCTAAACCATCACGTAAACGTGTGTTGATGTAAGCAGCAACCGCAGGAGCATCAGCCAATAATTGGTTAGATACTTTAATCCAGTGAGCAACTGTTTCGATTGCAACATTGTATTGTTCAAATGTAATATCTGATTCAGGTTTAGCAGCAGCTTGAGCTACAGGAGCAGCATCGTTAGTCCATGAGGCTTCACGTAGGCTGTTTACCATGTTGCTAGTAACACCGATTGAAGGCAATACTTGGCGGATAGTAACAGGAGCAAAGTTACCTGAAATGATACCAGCACGTTGCATTGGGAAAGTATTTGTAGAACCAGTAGTTACAGTGTTTTTCACTTCCATGCGGATGATAGCGTTGCGGCTATTTGCGCTTAGGAATGATTTGAACTGTTCTGATTTAACAAACTCATCACCAGCAGTAACGATAACTGATTCTTCTTTGGCTTTTACGCCATCAGCTAATTTTTGACCTAATGCTGAAATTTCTGCATTGATTTTAGAGTAATCTTCAGCAAGTTGTTTAACTTCTGATTTAACTTCTGTATCAACTTTAGATTTTTCATCTAATTGGCCGTGGTATTGCTCCATTGATTTCTCAAGGGCAACTTGTTTTTCAGAAAGGGTTTTTAAGCCGCTTTCCAACATTGATTTGATTTCTTCAGACATGATAGTATCCTTTATTTGTTAGGCGTAATGCCAAATTTAAGTAATAAACTTGCAATATCTTGTTTTTGTTTTTCCGCCTCAGCTTCACGCTGATTTAGGGAGTTGATTTTACTAACAAGATGCTTCGCATCAACCCTTGAGAAGCCGCCAACATCGCGCAGTAAGCTCTCGATTTCTTTTAGTGAATTAGCCGCTTCTAATGCTGACTTAACTTCTGAAATACGAGCTGCTAAGTCGGCAGGTTCTTCAACTACACTAATTTCTACTAAATCAATTTCTTTAAGTAAGCGTCTGTCGCTGTCTAACTGGTTAAACGCTTTTACGCGATAACCAATAGACAAGCCATCAATTGCACCGTGTTTCAATGATGCAAATACGTCTGCCGCCTTAGTATGCCCAGGCGTTAATTCACCTTCTACATATAGGCCCTTCTCATCTTCGCGTATGCTAGTCCACTTGCCGATAATATCGCCATAATGATTCCAGCGCATGCGAATTGGTCTGTCACGCCCTTCTAAAGTGTTCTTATAAGCACCTGGTTGAATAGTATCGCCATAAGAATCGACACCGTTAAACATAGAGGCATATCCGCTAAAGGCTAAATCATTGCCTACGAATTTTATCTCTGTATTAGATAGTGATATTTGCTTGGTTTCCATTTGTAGCCCCCAATGGGTTAGTTTCAATGTCCGTTAGTTTCATGTTTGCACCTTGCATGTATAAGCTATCTCCACCATCTTCATCTGGCATACCTTCTAACCTTCTAGCCTCGTTAGGTGTCATAAATCCACCATAAATACCAACACGGTACGAATCAAACCTTGTTTTTAGGTCTGAACGAGTAAGTGCATTAAAATCAAATTCAACCTCATGGCGCTGTGCGTCATTAGGATTCATTAAGTTAATTAAAACAGATGCTTCAATTTTCTCCATTAATGGTCTTAATGTCAACTTATAGAAGCCTGACACTATTTGCTCAATACCTGAACCCCAAACGGTAGAACTTGATGTATCGTTAATCATTACAGAAGGCACACCGTACCAACGGCATATCTCACTAATTTGAAATTGGCGAGAGGCCAATAATTCAATGTCTTGTGGCGAAAGGCTGATTGCATCAAACTTCATGCCACCTTCAAGCACCATCAAGCGCTCCTCTGAACCTGCTGACAAGTTGTAGAACTTGCTACGCACCAAATCACGCTGTTCTTGTGTAAGGAATTTGTCCATGGATAACACACCTGACGGTTTGGCACCGTTTTTGTATATGTTAGTAACAGCAGCTTCGGCTGCTTGGGCAATACCTAGTGTATTTCGCTGATATGCTAGTGGGCTAAGGCCAATAACACCGTTGCCCATCAGTTTTAAGTGCCAAATGTTGCTTTCAG